GGGGGAGAGGCGTATGTGGTTTAGGGGAGGCGACACGCTCACCACTCATCCGCTGATGATTCGGCTGCTTGAGGTATGCGACGGGGACCATCTGCTGAAGAACGAGGCAAAGGGTGTTCTTGTCGATCTGGTAAGCATCTCGGCGGCTCACGCTACCGATTACCTGGTGGGGTATGGTGCCGTGTCACAAGTAGCGCCGGGGCGGGAAAAAATCGTCATCGAGAACCTTTGCGCCGCAGGCCTGCTCTTCCGGGAAGAAGGCCCTGAGGGGCGGCCAATGCTGCGCATCGTCGACGACCCCACGCTTTTCCATATCCGGCTGAAAGAAGAGATGGAACTTGACCGGCGGCGGGCGAAAGACAAACGAAACCCTGAGCTGCTCATCGCTGTTCGTGTCAGAGACGGCGATCAATGCCGCTGGTGCGGGAAAACCGTGGACTGGCGGGACCGTCGCTCCGCCAGGAGCGCCACCTATGACTCCCTCAACGGGCATAAGGAATCTACCCCTGAGACCCTTGTTGTCGCCTGCCACGCATGCAACAGTAAGCGTGGTGCTGGAGAAGTTCTAGAGCTTCGGGACCCACCAACACCAGAAGAGGTGTACTACACCGCAACCACTATCGAATTCATCAACAATAACCAGTATGCGCAAGATAGCGGCATCCATGTGGTCTCGCGGAAGGAACGCCAAGCCCAGCGCGCCGCTCAGGAAACCCGCACCCCGGCGCGCCAGGCATCCGTTAAACGCGAGAGCAGAGAGCCCCAGGCTACCAGTGCCCCGGCGCCAACCACACCGCCGCCAGCAGACGTTGTCGATGGGTTCAGCGACCCCCTCGACGACGCCCCAGACTGGGTGCGCGAAGGGCACATAGAAACGCCCCCTACCGACACAGCGGACTCATCGCCTGCGCAGACGGAAGTAACGCCGCCCCAGCGGACACAAGAGTCTACGCAACACCTAGAAGAAGAAACGGCGGCCATGAGCTGTCCAGACGCCGCGCCGGGTAGCCCCCAGGATGGGCCGCCAACAACTACGCAACAAACCATAGGTGCGGTGACTAGCCTTGGCCATGGGCGCCGTCGGGGCCGCCGCCGTAACCACCACCGCCGCGGAGGCCGCCAACGGGAATAACTACGGGCATTCCCGAACTTATACCCCTCTAGCCGCTACAGGCTTGCCGTAGCGGCAATTACCCATGCCTGAAAGCACTTGCCCTTGAGCCGCCCACTGCGGCGTTAAAACCCGCCGTGAACAGCCAGAACGGGGCATTGGTGCCTCTCATGCGGGTGGGGTAGCCGTTGGTGTAGACCGCGGACAGAGGCACCCCGGCGGCTGCTACTCCTTGTGTATACGTCTTGGCGCCTTGCTGTCGCCCTCCCCAGGTGCCGCCTGGGGATTTTTCTTCGCCTATGTTCATAACGATTTGCGCATATCTAGATCGGATCTAGATCAGGCCTAGGACGGTGGGGTGTCGTTTCTGGTCTCGTCGGGTCGGGTCGGGCCGGGGAGGCCGCCGCTAGGCGGCAGTCCAGGTAAGATGCTTCTTTAAGAGAGAAGGGAAACCTGGTGGACGATTACCTTTTACATGAGTTAGGGAAAGCTCTTTACACACTGGAGAGTGAGGGGGGAGCGATGGCTGATCTCCTTACCTTCCGCAGGGGTAGTGGTGGTGATACTCCGGTTGGCCGGTCGGCTTGCGCTTCGAGGCCGCCGGTGAATCTTTCCATGTTGGACTTGAAAATTTGTACGGAAAATCTCCTGGCGTTTTGGGCGGGGCAGATCGCTGTGGCATCCGGCGCCGGCGCCCCTCAGGAACACAGTGTCCCTGTGTTGGCTCGGTGGCTGCAGCAGCAGCTGTGGGTGTTTGATGGCGCGCCGTGGGGTGCTATGGCTGCTGAGGAGATTGTGGCGCAGTCGCGCCTGGTGTCTGAGGTGGTGGCCGACTCTGGCGCTGATGAGTGTGAGGAGACGCCGCCGGAGTGGGCGTCGTGCCGTGTAGTCGCCTCGTGGCTGACCCGTCGCGGGTATCGGGTGAGCCATATGCGGGTATGGCGATGGGCCCAGGCTGGTCTGGTGCAGACAGCAGCCGGCGATGGTGGGATGCTGGTGTGTTACGCCGATGCCGAGCGTGCTTGCGCTGACACCACCTCTGGCGTTGGTGTTGCGGTGTTACACCCCATGGTGTAAGCTAACGCTCGTAACCCCTGGGCCCAAGGCTCAAGGGGTTTCGTCGTATCCGCAGCAGCTCCCCACTATGTGGGGATGTCCCGTTTTGGTATTGGGGCCGGGGTTTGGCTTTCCGCGGCCTGTCGGGAGCTTCTTTTCCTTTTTCTTCACTACCCGACACTAAACCCATGCTGTTGCTGCGGATACGACACCCATATGCTTAAACCCCTCCGAGGATTAGAGGAGGTGATGGCCATGCCGCGCGCAGGGACTATCTGCTGCGAACCTGGGTGTCCAAACCCGGCAGCCTACCGGGGCCGGTGCCGCAGCCACGCCCAAGAGCATGAGCGGCACCAGCACGCTACCGTGGCCACCAAACGCGACGAGCCCAGCAGCCGGGAGGCCAGGCGCCAGACTGTTGCCGCCTGGCGCGCCGCCCATGGTGATGTGTGCCCCGGCTATCGCCGCCCGCCGCACCCGGCGCGGGACCTCACCGCCCAGCACTCGCATGCCCTCGCCGACGGCGGCGACCCCGGCCAGCCCCTGGTGGTGCTGTGCCGCAGCTGCAACAGCCGGCACGGCGCCGACCGGCTCGCCGCCCGCCGCGGCCGCCGCTGACCCCAGGGGGACACCCCCTGTAGCAGGCTTGCTATTGGCCGTGACGGAGGTAGCTAGATGGTGCGAAGGGTTCAAAAACCGCCTATGGCCTGCTATTTTTTGAACCCTCAAACCTGATATTTTGCTCGATGAAACCTTTTGGTAGGGGGTGGTTTTTATGCCTAGTGGTGGTGCTAGGCCCCGGTCGGGGCCGCCGCCGGATCCTCGTTCTGGTCGTTCTGATGCCCGCGGTATCTCCTCGGAGTTGCGGGTGCTGCCGGCGTCCGGCTACACGGGCAAACCCCCGCAGTGGCCACTGCCGACCGGCTACTCCAGGGAGCGCGCCCTATGGAAAAAGCTATGGCGGTTTCCCCAGGCTGTGGCGTGGGCGGAAGAAGAATGGCGTTGGCTGACCATCGCACACTATGTACGCTGGGCGGTCCGTAGCGAAGCGCCAGGGGCTACGCCGTCGATGATGACCCAGGTGCTGCGGCTCGCCGATAGCATCGGCCTGTCGCCTGCTGGTCTCCTGCTCAACGGCTGGACAATCTCCACCGCTGACGATAGCCCAGCTGCCGAGTCGGCCCCGCCACCACAGCGTGATAGTCCGCCCAGACGTCGCCTGCGGGCGGTAAAGGACGATGACGATGATCCTGCCGACTGACTGGGTCGTCGATTTTCCCACCCTCGGGGACCTGTGGGATGCCTGGGTGCAGGCTCACTGTCTTATCCCCGATGGCTATCGGCGTGGGGAGGCATTCGTCTGGAGTGATTGGCAATTCTGGTGTGCCGCCAACTTCGGTCGCATCCGCGCTGGATTGCGATGGGAAAACACCCCTCTGGGCGCCAGGGCGTTCACCTACCGGCGGCTGCAGGTGATCGCCCCGCAGAAGACGGGTAAGGGTCCGTGGGCGGCGTCGATGACGGCTATCCAAGCAGTGGGCCCTGCCGAGTTTGACGGCTGGGCTGCTGCGGGGGAAGTCTACCGATGCTCCGACTGGGGCTGTGGCTGCGGTTTCGTCTTCCCCTACCAGGCTGGTGAGCCCAAGGGCAGACCTCACCCATCGCCACTGATCCAGTTGACTGCCACATCCGAGGACCAGGTGGAGAACACCTATAGGCCGCTGCGGGCGATGATCCAGATGGGTCCCCTCCGGCACCAAATGGCGGTCCGAGACGGGTTCGTGCGCATCCTCGGCGGTCTGGGCGGCGACGACGCCGACCGAATCGACGCCGTAACCGCCAGCGCCGACAGCCGCGTCGGCAACCCCGTAACGTTTTGTGAACAGGACGAGACAGGACTGTGGACCAAACGCAACCGCATGACCAAAGTTGCCGACGCCCAGCGCCGCGGCCTGGCAGGCATGGGTGGCAGGGCAATCGAGACGACAAACGCCTACGACTCCGCCGAACAATCTGTCGCCCAAACGACGCTTGAAGCCAACTTGGATGACGTGGCAACGTTCTACATTCCACCGCCCAAGCATTTGAAGTGGGAGCGGAAACGAGACCGGCGCCGAATCCTCGAAGCCGTCTACACGGGCAGTCCTTGGGTCAATATCGACGCGGTGCTGGCCGAGGCTGACGAAATATCCCTCCGCGACCCCGAGCAAGCAGAACGCTTCTTCGGCAACCGGATCACCTACTCATCAGGCAGCTGGCTGCCAGCAGGACTATGGGAGGAACACTATGCAATGGCTTGGGAATCCCCCTGACGGCACTAGCATCTGCGTGGGCTTTGACGGGTCAGAAAACAACGACTGGACTGCTATCCGGTGTGAAACCCTTCAAGGGTTTTCGTTCACACCCCGTTACGGGCCAGACGACCGCCCCACCATCTGGAATCCTGCCGAGTGGCAAGGCCGCATACCCCGCGGGGAAGTAGCCGCCGCAGTCGACGAACTCTTCGACCGCTACCAGGTGGAACGCATGTACTGCGACCCCCAAGACTGGCGTTCGGAGATCGGCGAATGGGCACTCAAATACGGCTCGGAACATGTGTTCGAGTGGGCCACAAACAGCATCAAACGCATGTACCAAGCAATTAGGCGGTTTGAGGTAGACCTTGCAACGGGGCGTATCACCCATGACGGGTGCCCGCTCACTAGCCTGGCCATAGCCAATGCCCGAAAAGTCGCCAAGCCCGCCCAGATGTACGTGCTCGGCAAAGCAACAGAGCAACAAAAGATCGACCCGGCTATGGCTACCGTGCTCGCCCACGAAGCGGCCATGGACGCCCATGCTGGTGATTGGGAAAACGCTTCAGCGCCCGCCAGGGTTGTTGTGCTAGGCCGCCGCAGAAGGAGGTGACGACAATGGAGCTCACGCCAGAAGAGCAGCGCCTCGCCGAGAAGCTCTTCAATAAGATTCAGCGGCAGCGCCGGGAGGACCGCAAGAATGAACACTATTACCGGGGCATGCAGGAAATCGGCAATCTTGGCATCGCGGTGCCGCCCGATGTGCAGCAGTTTGCTTTCCCTTTGAATTGGTGCAGGACCTATATCGACGTCCTTGAGGAGCGGCAGGACGTGCGGATGTTCCTGCGCTCCGGGGCGCTTGAAGAAGACGCCGAGCTGCGTGCCGACTGGGAAGCTAACGACCTTGATTCCCTATCACATTTGGTGCACCGCGACCTGTTAATTTACGGTCGGGCATTCATCTCCGTTGCCGCCCGCGACGGCGGCGGCAGGCCCCGGATCATGCCCGAATCCCCCAAAGACATCGCCGCTTTGGTCGATGCGCGCACCCGCGAAATGACCGCGGCTCTCCGCATCTACCGTGATGACACCGGCATCGCCGAATACATGACTCTCTACCTCCCCGACTCCACCGTGCTCATCGACCGCCGCGCCGGGAAATGGGAAGTGGTCAGGCGCATCAAACACCGCCTAGGCCGGGTGCCGCTGGTGATGATTCTCAACCGGCAACGAACCGGGGAATGGGCGGGTGAGACCCAACTGGCAGACCTTCGGCCCCTGGTTGATATGGCGGGCCGGGTGATGCTCCAGCTCCAGCTAGCCATGGAGACCGTGGCGACGCCTCAAAAGGTTGCTCTGGGCGTGTCTCAGAAGGATTTCGTAGATGCTGATGGCAACCAGATTGAGGACCCCTGGGAGACCTATCTGGGCGCCATCTGGGCGATCTCCAGCAAAGACGCGAAGATCGAGCAGTTGTCGGGCGCCCAACTGACGGGTTTCCACGACACCATCAAGATGCTGGCTGAGCAGGCAGCAACCGTGACCGGCCTGCCGGTGCGGATGATGGGGCAAAACACTGCCAACCCCGCCGCCGAGGGCGCCATCCGCGCCGACGAATCCCGACTCGTGAAACAGGTGGAGCGGCTAAACACTCTCATGGGTGCTGGGTGGGCGTGGGCGCTAGGCATCGCCGAGCGGATCCGTACCGGCAGCTGGGAAGCCGACGGGCGAATCAGCACCCTGTGGCAGAACCCCGGCACCCCCACCGAGTCGCAACGCGCCGATGCGCTGCAAAAGAGCACTGGCGGACGCCCGTTCATGTCAGTGCGCGGGGCCATGGCCGAGATGGGATGGCCACAACAACGTATCGACCGTGAACTGGAGTGGCTGGAGCAGGAAAACAGCATGGGCGGCATCATTGAAAAACTCGAACGCGGCGCCGACGACAACTCGGGCGAACGCGAACCGCCGTAACCGTGGCCGTCGTCTAGCGGCATGGAGGGAGGCCCACTATCATGCTAGATTCCCAGTACTCCAGGCTCCCCCCACAACTCCAAGCCGCCGCAGACTACCGGCAACGCCTCATCGCCCAGATAGTCCGGCGAGTGCTCGCGGCCTGGCGACCCAACAGCCCGCAAGACCCCAATGCCTGGTTCGCCACCCACGCCCTACCGTTCACCGAGATGGTGACCCACGGGCAGCTGCTGGCAGCCCAAGCAGCAATCGCGTCAGCAGATGTTGCGCTGGATCTACAACACTACGACCAGGCGTCGGGGTTGTCGGCGGCCCCGGAGGCGTTCGCCGGGGTAACAGGCAGCGGCGACCCCGTGATGGGGCTCGCCTACGCCCAAGCCCAAAAAATCACCGAGCTGGTCGACGCCGAAGCCCCTATCACGGAGCGTGCGCAGGCGTGGCACCACGCGGGCGTGATGCTCGCAACCGCCACCCAAACCGCCATCTCCGATGCCGCCCGCATGGCCATACTCACCCACCTAGCCGCTAGACCCGGCACTACCTGGGTTCGGGTAGTTCGCCCCCCATGCTGCGCCAGATGCGCCATCCTAGCAGGCAAAAAAGGCAGCAGCAGTATGCGGTTCCTTCGGCACCCCGGATGCGACTGCACCGCCATTCCGGTCTCCGAGGCCACGTCGGATATGCACAAACTGTTCTATTTCGACGCTAAGGAATACTTCGATTCCCTAGCGCCGGAGCAGCAGGCCAAGGTGTTCACCAAAGCAGGCGCCAAGGCTATCCGCGATGGCGCCGCCATTAACCAGGTTGTTAACGTCCGCCGGGGCATGAAAGCCATCACCTCGGCAGGTGGTAGGCGGCGACTCATCACCACCGAAGGCACCACCAAACGCGGCTGGGCATCCGACTACCTGCGAGAACAATACGGTGCGGCGCTACAAAAAGCTGGCGGCAGGTACCGGCGCACGTCGGTAGCCAGGCTGATGCCGGAAGAAATCTACCGCATCGCCGGCGATGACCGCGACCTCGCCCTAGCGCTACTACACAAGAACGGCTTCCTCACCGACACCACACCAGACCTATCTGGTAAGTGGTCATGGGCGAAACGTGATCCCGCTGTTCTGGAGGCCAAACGCAGGATCGACACCAGGCCAAGCATTGCGCTCTCTGCAGGAAGCAGCGCTGACGATCAAGCTAAACCCGCCCTCGGCGCCGAGACTGACGCTAGGCTGAAACACGAGTATTCCCAGCGTATAGCCACGCCCCCCAGGCAATTCCGCAAGGTTGTCAGCAGGGCACTGAGTTATATGGATGACGCGCACCAAGGGAAAACGTTCCTCCCCGACGAATACAAAATCGAGCTAATGAACGGTCGTGATCGCCTCGGGACGAAAGTGGAAGAGAGTCCGATCCGCGGAACTTCGTACCGAACCATTGACCATGAGGGGATTACTCGTTACCGAGTAACGATTAACGGGACTTTCCAGGGACAGGAGCTAACTGTCCTTCATGAGTTGGGGCATCTCATCAAATGGAAATATGAAGCCCTGCCAGAGATGAAGCCCGTGCTTGCGGCGATTCGGCAAGCACCGTCGACACGTGAGATTGCAACGTATGCGGGGAATCTGACGGAGAGTCACACCCAAATCTATCTTTTGTTAGCTGATGAGCTTTTTGCTCGGGCGTATGCCCAGTGGGTGACTACTAAAACCGGAGTGCCGAGGCTGGTAAACACCCTGAATTTTCACAGGGGCCAGGAGCATGTTCTAGATAGCGTACAGTGGCAGGACTCCGAATTTGCGCAGTATATTATGCCTGCTCTTGATGAATTTTTTACCCAGGTGTAGCATTGCAATTATGTTATTCACAGATGTCCCTATCGATGCTCCCTGGGACACCATCGTGCAATCCTACATGGATACCATGGGGTGGCCACGTGAGCAGGCCGAAGAATACGCAGATGCGCTCGCGGGTATTGGCATGTGGAAGCCTTGCGACCGGAAAGAAAAGTACCAAAACGCCGCCCCGCCGCCCCTCAGCTGCCCACTCTGGTAACCCCTAAAAACTTGTGACACCGACCCCCAAAAGTGGAGGTCGGTTTTTCTATGCCCAAAAACAAAGAAGGAAGGAAGATCCATGATTGTCAACGGTCTAATGCGCTATCACATTCGGTGCGTTACACAGCCCCCTATCGACGGTCAGTCACTAGCTGGCGGCTCTAGTGCTGCCGAGGGGGCGGCTTCTACCCCCCAGGCCAGTGGCCGGCAACGGGAAGGCGAAACCGCATCAGCCACCAGCAACGCCGACGCTGATGCTGACGCCGACAGCGACGGGGATGGCGGCGAACCGAACGGTCGGGGCTCAAAAACCCAAGTGCTTGCCGACCTAGCTAAGGAACGCGACAAGCGCCAGACCCTCGATAAGGAAAACGCTGCGCTGAAGGCGCGCCTGGCGGAGTTCGAGCGCGCCCAGATGACAGAGCAGGAGAAAACCGCGGCAGACCTCAAAACAGCCCAGGACCGCGTGGCGGCTCTGGAAGCACAGATCGCCGAACAACACCGCCAGGCGGCAGTTGCTAAGGCACTGAAAACTGTGGGGTTGCCTGCTGATCTGGCCGGTCGGCTTCAGGGCTCAACCCCGGAAGAACTCGCCGCTGATGCCAAGGCCCTAGCCGCGGCGCTAGGCGAGCTGCCAGTCGACCCCTCCCAAGGGCAACACGCCGGCGGCAAGCCGGCCCCCCGCAGCCTCACCGAGGCACTCCGTAACCACTACAACATCACATAAAAGATAAGGAGGCTCGCTATGCCTATTACCCTGGCAGACGCCAAACTCAACACCCTGGAAGACTACGACCCGGCGGTCATCGACGAGTTCCGTAAAAACTCCCCGCTGCTAGACGCCTTGATCTTTGACACCGCGGTCAACCCCGCAGGTGGTGGCGCCACTCTCGAATATGGCTACCGGCGGCTGGTTACCCAGCGTGCCGCTGACTTCCGCGAAATCGGCAAAGAATACACCCCTCAAGAAGTCAAGACCGTTAAGAAAAGCGTGGAGCTCAAACCGCTGGGCGGCACGTTTGAGGTGGACCGGGTGCTCGCCCACCTCGGCCCCGCAGCCAGCGATGAAGTGGCACTGCAGGCCTCCCAGCTCATCAAAGCCACTAACGCGAAGTTTAACGATGCGATCATCACCGGTGACACCGCGGTCGACGCCAAAGGCTTTGACGGCCTGGATAAAGCGTTAAAAGATTCTGCGACCGAGCTGAATACCGCGGGTGAGAAAGACTGGACTGCCCTCACCACCGCCGACACCGCGCTGGCTATCCTCGACGACTTGGACGAACTCCTCGGCGCCTTGGATGGCCCGCCCACCCTGCTGCTCTGTAATAAGCGTGTGCTGGCGAAGATCCGGGCAGCAGCGCGCCGGGCTAACCTGTACACGCAACAGCCGGTTGAGGGGCTGCTGGGTGCGGGTGGCCATGAAATCACCCGGGAAATGCTCGGCAATGTCATCTTGGCGGATGCCGGCGAGAAAGCCGGCACAAACGACCCGGTGATCCCCGTGACCGCGGGCAAGACCAGCATTTACGCCGTACGCATCGGCCTAGACGGTTTCCACGGCGTGACCACTACCGATGGTCAAATGCTGCGAACTTGGCTGCCGGACTTCAGCACCTCCGGCGCCGTGAAGCGCGGCGAAGTGGAACTGGGGCCGGTCGCCCCGGTACTCAAGTCCACCAAAGCCGCCGCGGTGCTGCGCAACGTCAAGATCGGGGCCTAATCATGGCCATCGTGAAAACCCCCGTCGAGGGCTACACCGGCCCCATCGGCGCTGACCTGTTCGTCGGCGGCGTCTGCACCGACGTCCCCGACGACCGGTTGGACTACTACCGGCGTCAAGGTTATGTCATCCTCGACCAGGAAATTACCACGCCGCAGGAGACGCCAATCCAGCTGCCAGCCGATGGCGCCCCGAAAGCTGACTGGGTCACTGTAGCTGTTCAGCTCGGCATTGACGTCAAAGGCAAAACTAAAGCCGAAATTATCGCGGCAGTCACCGCAGCCACCCCACCAGCGGAGGAGTAACCCCCATGGCCACCTGGCTCACCGCTGACCCCAAAACCCTGTGGCCACACCTCGACGGCACCCGGCTGGAGGAGGCGAAACGCCTTATCGAACGGGCGGAAAGTATTATTCTCCAGCGGTTCCCCAGCATCCCCACCCGCATCCAGCAAAACCGGCTCAGTGTTGAAGTCGTTGCTGGCGTCGTGGAGGATATGGTGACCCGCGCTATCGCTAAAGAGGACCGGGGTGGGCTCACCCAGCTGGCCTACCCGGAGGTGACCATGCAATGGGAAACCGACGGCGGCCTGGGGCAAGGCTCAAGGCTGTGGCTCACCACCGATGAGGTCGTCCTGTTGTCCCCGCAGTTGGCCCAGGGTGCCTGGAGCATCCGTCGTAAAGCAACACCTACGCTGCCGGAGGACCGATGCTAACCCCTTGTGTCCTCTTCCAGCCTGGGTGGCAGTATCGGCGGCAAACAACCACCCGTGACGACCCCATCACCGGGGAAATCATCGCCACCACCTACGAACCCATTGCCGGCACCGGCCTCGTCCAAGAGGCCTACTGGACCGGCATGCAAGAAACCACACCCACCGGCGGCGTCCGCGACGAACGACTCGTCATGTTCGCCCCCACAGCCGCCGCCGTGGCCGACCTCGACATCACCGCCAAAGACGAATTCCTGGGGCCCGACGGCCGGGTGTGGCAGTGCATCAGCGACGGCATTGCCCGCGGCATCCCAGGCCTGCCACCCGACTACATTGCGGTACGAGCCCGCAGAGCAAAGGAGAAAGAACAACCATGACCGAAACTATTCCCACCACCCAAGCAAAACAACTGCTGCCCGAGGAGGAAGGCGTCCACGACGGCATCTACCACGGCACCGACGACGCCGGCAACCCCTTCTTTACCGCGGCCGGCAGCCCCTACCACCTCGCCGACATCCGCAAGAAACAAGCCGCCCGCGCCGCCGAAGCGGCCGAGAAGGAAGCAAAGGAGGAGAACCCCAGTGGCGAAAGCGAAACTCACCCTGTACCGGCGCCGAATACTCCGCGAGCTGCGGCGCCAAACGGTGCCAGCCCGAAAGAAAATCGCCCAGGAGATAGCCAGCCAAGCTAAAGCCGCAGCCCCCGTCCTCACTGGCGACTACCGTGACGGCATCGCCGTCAACGTGCGTGGCACCATGGTGCGGGTCGTTGACAACGACGAACTCGCAATCCACAAAGAGTACGGCACCGCCGACACCCCCGCCCACGCTGCCCTCACCAACGCAGCCATGCGATTCGGCCGCTACCGAGGCATGAGGCCCCGATGAGCGCCATAATCCCCACCGCCTACATCCCCGGAGAAGTACGCAAACATCTACTGGCCGATGCCGAATTCGTTCGGCTACTACACGGTGGTGCTGTCACCTGCCGGGAGGTCCCC